ACATCTTAGATCCAAATTCTTTCGGTTGTTGCAGGAAATACACCCAACTAAAACTTGCGTTCAAGTGGTTGTGTATCTCCTGCGTATCACCTTGTGAGTATTTGTTTATCCAAGTGTTTCGCATTTGGTATTCATCGCGATGAACACCTCTTTGACGAATCCATGGCAACGTTTGTATTTGTGCCAGGTAGTGATCAAAGTTTGTCCATACACAGTCTTCGATCTCTTGGATAAAATCTTTACCCTTCAAATTTTCGGTGTTAAACGTAGTACTACCGGTTGAGTTTTTCCATATTCTTTGAAACCAACCGTTATCAAGTTCACTCTCAAATTTGTCTTTTATCTGAGGGTGTAAGTGCATTCGTGCCTGATATATAGGCACACCAAAGATTTGTAGCATCCTATTCGCCTAACTCCTTCTTAACTAGAGTATACACGCCCCAAGCTAATCCTCCCCATGCAGCCAATTTTACAACTGGATTTGCAACGAGTACAAGAATGCTTATTGCGATCAATGCACCGCCATCATATGAGGTTCTTTCACCTAATCGTGCTTTTACCCATGCTGTGGCTATGTTTAAATAATTCATAATTTTCTCCTAAGTTATTTCTTTAGTAAGTGGTATATGATGAACGCACCTACTAATCCGAGAAGACCTTCGTTAGAAAGGCCACCAAGGATTGCCATAATATTGTCTATTACATGAAGATCACCGACGAAAGGTACAGGTACTCCAGCAAATAGGACTTGAATCACAATTCCTAATGCGATGAGCATCATACCGGTGTTTGATAATGCACCAGCCCATTCGCCTATTTTCTTAATAATATCCATTATAGTTTCTCCTATATTGTTTATGACTCTGATTCAGACTTTAAATAGTCTCGGACTGAGTCGATATAGTCCGTTGCTTTGGTGATTTTTGATTGTACCCATTCAGGTAAGTTATCATCATCACCTAACATATCGTGTAATTCTTTTGCAGCATCAATCATTGTATTTAATTGATTCTTTGCCATTTCTCCTTCGTAATCGTATTCCCCTTTATCGTCTGCATCATCAGGACCTATGGCTTCTTTTAATTTGTTGTTTTCTTGTTCAGGATATCCTTTTTGCTTTAAAGGTTTATCATAAAATTTAACAGCTTTTTTCAGTCCTTTTAAATCGACCTTTCTTTTAATAGGCTCTACTGTAAGAGGTTTCGTCATATCCTCGTATTTACCTTTACCTATTTCGATTGTTTTCTTTGGAGCTTTTACAAACTTAACCGAACCATCTGGCATAGTTTTCTTTGTCATTTGAAAATCAGCTCTTCTTTCAATCTCTTCTTTAGGTTTATATACCTTAATCGAAGCTATACTATCAGGTTTGTCTAAATGAACAACAGGCTTTTTCTTTGGGAGAGGTTTAGTATGAGCCTTTGCACCCTTTGCAGCTGATGGAGGTAATCCGTATTCCTTAAATGTTTTCATAATTATTTCCCTGCCTTTTTCGCAGCATCTCTCATTTTTTTAATTATATGAGGAGGAATAGAAGTAGGTCTAGATATTTTTTGTCTTGCTTGATCTGGTGTTAATTTTTCATCCACCTTATCATTAGCCTCTTTTTTCATACCTTTTGCAGAAAGCGACTTAACCTTTTTCATTGCTTGTTTAAAACTCAGCGGCTTTGTTGTCTTTTTATAAGGACCTTTGAATGGGACACTTCCTTCTTCTTGAGGTTTACCACCACGTTTTGCAGATAAGTAGGCTGCAATAGCCATATCCCTTCGTTCCTTTTCTGATTTACCTTTAAATTGAGGAGCATCTGATTTTTGAAAATCCGTTATCCAGGCTCCCATTCCATCGGACACTTTTAATTTTTCTAATAACTCCATTACTTTTCTCCTGGTGTAATTTGTTTTGCCAATTTAACTGCATCATCAGTTCCTTCGTCTGGCAATTGTTCATAATACTTTTTAAATTTCATTAAAGAAGCGTGAGCTTGTGCCATACCCTTCTTTAATGAAATCCTTTCCTTTATAGCTTTATCCACTACTTTCTCTTTTCTCCTCTGAGATCAGCATCAGCTGTGTGATATGTTTTACCTTTCATGATATAACTGTTGACTCTGGCATGTCCCCACTGTGAAGGAGTTGTACCAGGTCTATGACCTGTTTTCCAAGCAGCAACACCACGATTATAAACTTTTCTTAATGTACCAATTGAAATACCAGATTTTGCTGCTTTGTCTGCAAGTGACTTATCAGCTTTACCCTCATCAACATTAGGGTCGGTTTCCCTATTTTTTGCCTGTGCATCTCTTATTCTTGCACGATCCAACATCCTATCATGTTTAACCTTATCCTTTTCTTTTTCTTTTTCAATGTTGGACTTTGCCCTATCTGTAAAAGCCGACTCTTTAAAATCCTTAAATGTTTTCACGTTTTCCTCTCCGTATTTCTTTTTATAAGCAATTGTATACTTGGATGGTTTTGTTTTTGCAGTAGCATCACCTGGTGCAGGTTTATATGCAGATGGATCATCATCTGCTTTCTTGCCATGTTTTGCAAAATGTTGTGCTCTTGCAATCTTGGTTGATTTCTTTTTAATACCTTTATAATAACCTTTAGGTTGTGAACCAGGTCTGTCTCCTATCTCAGGATCCTCTGGATTCCTAACCTTACTTTTCTTTTCAACAGCTTCAATCCATTGTCGAGATGTCTTACCTTCACCTAATTCTACAACTAGGTAGTTAGTCCCCAGCCAACTAACTATTCCCTCTTGACCTGAGCTCTTTATTGTTATTATGTCGCCAAGTTCAAATAAATCCCCTTTAACGTAAGCTTCTCTGACATCTGATACCTTCTCTAGTTCAATGTGGTTCTTGAAGTTGGCCTCCTCTTTAAGGCCGAGTCCTTTACGAACCGTGTTGAAAAGTTTCTTTGCTTCAGCATTCGAAGTGGTTTTAGGTAACCCTTGTCCGAATGTAACAAAGTCATTGTCAGATGCTGCATTACGCATCTTAGAAGCTGACATACCAGTTACGTCATCTGCATCTGGGTCTCTCTCACCTGCAGACTTAATATTGATTCGCTCAAAATTATAAACGCCGTGTCTAGCTTTTTGTCCGTTATACTTATTTAATAGAACATCAAACTCATTTACTCGATCTGAGCCGACAACAACTGTAACTCTATTAAAGCCTTCCTTGTTTAATATAACAAGTGCATCTAGTATTGTCTTGATTTTTCTATTGATTAAAATATTTCTTGCATGTTTAGGAAACATTTTCCTTGCAAACTTAATTTTATCTGAGTATGATAAAGGATTCTTTTTATTGTCTTGGGTTTGTGATAAAAAGATACGATAAGGATTTCTACCTGCCATCATTGCAAGTTTATCAAATACTTTTTGGTGTCCAATGGTTGGAGGATTGGCTCTACCAAATGTAATGAAAACCTCTTGTTCTGCCTCAACAAGATATTGTTTAAATGAATTAATCATTATGCTCCTGCCGCTGCTTTCTTATCTGTTGTTGCTTTTTTACCCTGCTTTCTTGCCAATTCCATTTTTCTTACCTTTGGAATAATACGAAGAGCAATCTTTTGAATACGACCTTTCATTTTATCTAGTCGTTTCTCAATTTCTGCTCTTCTTGCAGGTGCTAATTCTGATCTGGATTTACCTTTTGAAAGTTTTCTGAAGATGAGATTACGAGCTTGTTTTGCAGCTCTCTTTTTGAGTACTGCTGGAGCCGCTGTCCGCATTTTGGCCTTCATTCGGCCGCGCTTTACTTTAGCTTGAATACGTTTCATAAGCCTGGATCTGGCTCTTCGTTGGGCAAATGATAATGCTTCGTCCTGTTTCTTTCTTTTTATAGCATTATGATTAACCTGATCGTCCTCTCCTGGGCGATACTCGGTTGGATTAAATTCTTTAAATCCTAACATGTTTTCTCCTAAGGTTTAGTCCAATGTATTACAAATCAAATAAGATAAGTGTTAGTCACTAATATCTTTCACCACCTGGTTTTATTTATACATCTTTATGTCGCCAATGTAAAGGAAGTAATTCAAAAGTTTTAATTACTTTCTGATGATGTAAAAAAATATAATCTTTTCTTCTCCTATAACACAATATGTATCCTATGTTTAACAAAAATGTCTTAACATTTTCAATATTATTCATATCCTCAATTACAAGAGTAGGTTTATGTTTATTTAAAAGATCCTTATGATACTTAATAACATCATACTCTGCTCCCTGAATATCCATCTTGATAAAATCAATACAATCAAACTTATACTTGTTTAATGTTGTTATATTTACAAGTCTATCTCTACCTGGTACATAACGTTCTTGTTTTATCTGAGATATATGACTGTGTCCAGATACATTACCCATTCTCATTTTTACCCTACCTGTAGTATTCCATATCGCAACGTTATGACATACAATATCAGAGTAAGGTTTCGTATTTGTTTCTAGACACTCATATACTTCTGGACAAGGCTCAAATGCAAATACTTGATCAAAATATCCTGCAAGTTTTATTGCTGTGTATCCAACATTGGAACCTAAATCAAGTGCAACTCTCCTACTCGAAGTAGGAATATTTTCCATTATATCAGTAATAAGTCCATCCTGATATGTGTCAACATTCCACATTTCGTGTGCTCTATCAATATCCCAATCAGGGATGTACATACCAAATTTTGTGAGTTGCATTTATACCTTTTGCCAACCTTTCAATACATTAGGTGAAAAGTTGTTATACGAAAATTCCAATCTATCAACTATTTTTAAAGCATTACTTCCTAATTTATCAATTGCAACAAAGCCTTCGGCTCCTGTTACCTTGTATCCTTTAGGTGTGCGAACAAATGTTTTTGTTTTATTTAATTCATTCAGCTTTGAAATAAGTCTTAACTTACATAGAGTGATGAGCCTTTGTAGCTCAAACATCCTTATTAAGTTGTTTTTGTTTTTCGTTGAGAAGAAGCTGATGATTTCTTGGAGCTTTTTGTACTGGGCCGTCTTCCCCGCTTGGGTTTTTCTGAGTCGGGCTTCACCTTGGTATTTTGCTTGGATCCACCTGAGGAGCTGGATCGTGTGCGTTGTCGGGTTGCCGATGGTTTGGCCTTTTCTGACGTAGGTGTTGTTGAATTGCTCGATGAGTTTTGCGAGCTCTGGTTTGGCTTCAAGTTCTTTGAGGGTACTTCCTGCGATCCCTTGAAAAAGTTTACCAATTTCTGAAAGATATTCATTAATATTCTCCGTTTCACTTTTAGTTAATGTAGCTTTGGTCAAATCACGTAGCATTGCATCTTGTGACCACACTGCTTTATTTTTCTTTAGAGCAGATACGTTCACACCATACGATGCTTTCATACTTTCAAACGATTTGCCTGTGTATGATGTATGCCAAACAATACCTATTGATGACGATTTAATGTCTTTTGCCATCGGTGTATTCATTGGTACAGCATACACGATTGTATTGGGATGAAATGTTAAATATTTCTCACCACCAATTGTTTCTACCTTCAAGTCTTTTTTTGAATAAAGGAAGTCGCCTTGTATGACACCTTTAATTCCAAGACTTGGTAGTAGTCTTAATGCTTCTTTGAGCTTATCAGATAAATCACCTGATGTATCCGCATCAACATCTGCATTAGTTTTATATATCTTTGGGCTTTTGTTAAAGATTCCTTTCTTTGCCACAAAGAATTTTCCGTCATTTGGATCAATGCCTGCAAATATAGCAGGAGCACCGTCCCATTTGACTGAAACATCTGAACTCTTTTTACCACCTAACATATCTCTCAAACCAATGAGAGCAAATATGGCTTCTCTTGTACCTTTTACACCACCATATAGGACAGAGTCCTCAATGTGTGTCATGTGAGTATTCTTCTGTTCGGTTATATATTCTTTAAAATGTGATAACATCTCTTTCACTTGGTACTTTATCTGTAATTACAATTCTTCCTTTTGCATCGCCTCTACTAGGTGAACGTCCGTAAACTGTAGGTATTCCTTTACTGTCAGTTGCATCTGGATCAAATGTTTGATCTTCTCTCCTTGCCCTTAACCTAAAATATAAGTCTTTGTCTTTTGCATATTTTTCTGCATCTAATATTTTACCATTTAATTGAATTTTATTGCCAGACTTTGTAGC